AGGCTTCGTCAGCTAAGTAAGGAGACGGGCAAGCCACTGTGGGCTGTGGCTGATGAATCAGCACTTTCCGCAGCATACGCCATTGCCTCAGCAGCCGAGCAGATCTGGGTCCCCCAGACGGCAGAGGTCGGTTCTATCGGCGTAGTGGCTTTGCACACTGACCACTGCGAAGCCGATGCCAAGGAAGGGGTGAGCTATACCTATATATATGCAGGTCAGCATAAGGTTGACGGCAATCCTCACCAGCCTCTGTCTCCAGAAGTGCATGGGCGCATTCAGAGTGATGTGGATGTTCTTTATGGCCAGTTTGTAGATCTGGTGGCCAAGCATCGCAGCCTGTCTGAGCAGCAGGTGCGGACTACAGACGCAGATGTTTTTAGAGGCAAGTCCGCTGTGAAAGCCGGGCTTGCCGATCACGTTGGAACCCTTTCTCAGGCACTGGAAGCACTGGGAGAAACAGTAAAGGAGAGAGAAATGGAAAAGGAAACGGCAGTGAAAGCGACACCTCAAAAAGAGCTCGTGATGGAAGCACAGCAGGAAGAAACTCAGACGCCAGTGATCCAGGAAACAAAGCCTGACCAGGTTCAGGCAACCGCAGATTTGGAAGCACAGTTTGAGGCCAAGGCAGAAGCCAAAGTCCGTGCTCAGTTTGGTGAGTTATCTGAAATTGCCTCGCAAGCAGCCCGGCTGGGTGTGTCTGTAGATCCAGCCAAGGCTCTACGTCAGGGACTTACACCCGACGCAGTCCGCAAATCCGTAATGGAGCAGGCCGCACAGCGCGATGCTGCAGAAGATATCGTTGCCCAGACACCCCGGCAGGAGGGACCGGCTGTCAGTCAGCTGGTCAGTGCCGCCAAACGCAAGGCCAAAATTGCATAATAACCATAAAGGAGGTTTTTCATGTCTCAGGTTTATACCCAGCCGCCCAGCATCGGAGATCTTATCAAGCGTGAATTCGACAAGGATTACAGCAGGGAGATCATCACGCTCAAAGGCGGCAGCACCTATGAGTTCGGTTCTGTCCTTGGAAAAGTGACCACAACGGGTCTGTACTCCCCTGCTCCTGCCGCATCCACGGAAGCTCTTGAAGGTGCTGAAATCGGATGTGCCGTGCTTATTGAAACCGTCGACGCAACCTCGGCAGATGCTCAAGCCGTAGCTGTTGTCCGTGGTCCCGCCATCGTGGCAGATGTAGCGCTGGTCTTTGATGCCACTGTCGACAGTGCCGAAGAGCGAAACACTAAACTGCAGCAGCTTGCCGCCCACGGCATTGTTGCTCGCTAGAGGAGAAAATCCATGTCCAATGTAGTCAATCCCTTTTCGAATGGTTTCTCCCTGGCGGAGATGACGCAGGCTATCCAGATCCTGCCCAATCAGTATGGGCGCATCAACCAGCTTGATCTTTTTGAAACAGAACCAATCTCCGAGCGCAGCGTGATTGTCGAATCCATGGAAGGAGAACTGCGTCTTCTGCCTGCGGTTTCTCCTGGAGCTCCGGCCACGGTTGGAACATCCGATGTGCGTAAACTGCGCTCGTTCACCGTCCCATATATCCCACATAATGATGTCATTTTGCCTGGAGACATTCAAGGAAGACGGGGATTTGGTATCGAGCAGGAAGACCCGCTGGTGACGGTGATGACCCGCAAACTTCAGAAGATGCGTGGCAAGCACGGACAAACCTTGGAGTACATGCGGGCCAAGGCGCTGACTGGAGTGACTAAGGATGGTGCTGGAAACACCATTTACGACTGGCATGATGAGTTCGGGATCGCAAAGAAGTCCGTGGATTTCAAGTTCGGTGATGCCAGCGGGGATATTGTTAGTAAGTGTACCGAAGTGAGCCGTCATATCGAAGAAAATCTCAAAGGCGAGGTCATGACCGGTATCCATGCACTGGTCAGTCCTGAGTTTTTTGACTCACTGATCAAGCATAAGTCTGTGAAAGAGGCCTATCAGTTCCAGCAGGGAGTCAATCCTCTGCGTGACGATGTGCGCCGGGGTTTTCGCTTCGGATCTATTCTCTTTGAAGAATACGGTGGAACTGTCACCCTGTCTGACGGTTCCACTGATCGGCTGGTTACGCTCAAGGAAGGCGTGGCATTCCCCATGGGCACTGTGGACACCTTCCGCACCTTTTTTGCTCCGGCCAATCTCATGGAAGCCATAGGCACCTATGGTCAGGAACTCTATGCCTATCAGGTAGCCAGAGACAATGGTACCGGCATCGATGTGTATACTCAGAGTAACCCTCTGCCCATAGTCAAACGTCCTGCCCTGACCGTGCGGCTGTTCTCCAGTAACGGATGGTAAAAAATGTCTGTATTCGCCATGCTCACCCGTCCCGCGTGGGGGACTTTGCTGAACATCATGAGCGAGCCGGTCACCTTTCATATCGAAGCAGACGATCTGCCGGAGCGCGGTGTATTTGCCGCTGCTCACGAATCACTGGACGTGGAGGCCGGAGTACCGGTCTCCACAATCCAGCCAATGCTTGAAATCGGAGAGTTCGATGTGTCCCGTTGTCCTGAACAGGGAGACGAAGTGACCGTGCGGGATAAGCGGTACATGATTGTGGATGTGAAGCCTGACGGGAACGGGTTTATTCAGCTGATGCTTCAAAGGAGAGGATGACGTGAAACATCCAAGAACGATCATTCGTCAGGCAGTGGCAACGCGACTTTCGGCAAATTTGCCGGAGGTTGACTCTCGGATCAATGAATCGAGGGTGAATGTGCATCGCACCATGCCTCTCTTCCCGGGCAAGCTGCCTGCCGTCCTTATTTACACCCGGGATGAAAGCATTGAACGCGAGCCAAACACTGATCCTGGTCTGCGCTATCGCAAGCTGCACCTGGACATTGAAATTGCGGCAAGCGGAAAGGATGCGGCTGAAGAGGTGGATGCTTTGGCATTGGGCATTGAATCCATCCTGGAAGAGGACGAAACGCTGGGCAACATGGTGGAAGGGATACGGCTTACCCGCACGGAGATCGAACATGATCCGGATGGGGAAGTGCCGGTTACCGCTGCCCGGATGAGTTATGAAATCATGTACTGGACCCAGCTGGGAATTGAAAAAGAAGAGCAATCTCGTCCTACCCAGGTGCTTGTAGGTTGGTCCCCTGATATCGGTTTACCGCATAAAGAAGACTATCATCCCTCCCAGGATGCCATCCCAACGGAGTAACGCATGGCAATGGATCACAGACGCAATCTTCTGCAAGACATGACCGAGCAGGAGCGCAGGTTGAGCAATGTTATTGTGTTGGGGCTGGTGGAGGAAGTCGACGTTGCCCGTGCCAGAGTGAAAGTCAGAGCTGGCGAGATTCTGACCGCATGGTTGCCCTGCCTCACTCGTCGTGCCGGGGAAGATCGTACTTGGCATATTTATGAGCCTGGCGAACAGGTGGTTTTGGCGGCTCCCGGAGGCGATTTGAATCAGGCGGTTGTCCTTGGTGCGTGTTACCGGGAGGCATATCCGGCTCCGGCTTCCAGTGAGAACGTGGCACGGTTCATCTTTCGGGACGGTGCCGTTATGGAATACGACCGCGAGGCGCACGTCCTGTCCGCAACCATCCCAGGTGACGCGGTTATCAAGGTCACGGGCAATATTGATGCGCAGGCAGGTCAAAATATCAGCGCCAATGCCGGGAGCAAGATCTCTCTGACCGCACCCAAGATAGACCTGAACGGCGTGATTATGCTCAATGGTCCTGTGACCCAGGGAGGTGGTTCTAATGGTGGGGATGCTCAACTAAATGGCCGATTGCATGTTGCCGAAACTATCACCACGGATGCCGATGTGGTGGCTGAGGTGTCTCTTAATCATCACACTCATGGTTGCCCTGATGGCGGAACCGGAGGGCCGAAATAATGCGTGGGATCAATGCTCATAACGGCCAGCCCTTGTCGGGCATAGATCATCTACGCCAAAGCATCCGCGACATCCTGACCACCCGTAAGGGGACCAGAATCATGAAACGGGAATATGGGTCCGGATTACCTGCGCTGGTTGATAACCCCATGACGCCACGGCTGGCCATGGAAATATATACAGCTACGGCAGAGGCATTGGACCGATGGGAACCACGGATACGCCTTACCCGGGTGAACATTACCAAGGCCGAGGTGGGCCGGGTAACTATTTCGTTGGAAGGAATGTATCAGGAACAGGCAGTCGAACTGACTGACATCGAGGTAACATGAGCGACTTCAATCTTTCGCAACTTCCAAACCCGGGAGTCATCGAAGAACTGTCTTTTGATGCGGTATATGCTCAGCTTCTGCAGGATTTTCAGAGGAGGTTCCCAGACTACTCGGCTGTGCTGGAATCAGATCCTGCAACAAAGCTTATGGAAGCTTTTGCATATCGGGAACTTCTGCTCCGGAACCGGATCAATGAGGCAGCCCAGGCCAACCTCCTCGCTTTTGCAAAGGGGAGCGACCTGGACCATCTTGCATCCTTTTATGATGTGACCAGACATCTGGTTGATCCTGGTAACCCGAATGCATCGCCCCAACCCATACCTCCCACATGGGAGGATGATGATTCGCTAAGGCATCGGGTCTGGTTGCGCATTCAAGGTTCCAGCTCTGCAGGTCCGGCGGTTATGTATCGGTATCACTGCTTGTCAGCTCATCCGGATATCATCGACTGCTACGTGGACAGTCCGTCTTCAGGGCATGTGCGCTGCGTGATATTTGGACGTGAAGGATCAAAACCTGACGAGGTAGAAGCAGCCGCCAGAGACTATATCACCAGAGAGGATGTGCGCGTGCTGACAGATACTGTCGAAGTGATGCACGCGAGAGTTGTGCCTGTCAGCGTTGAGGCCAAGGTCTACCTCTATCCGGAGATTATGGAAGAGATGGTCCATCTACCTGACATCGCAGGTCTCATTAATGATAGCTGGAAGATTGGAGAAGACCTGGCCCGTTCGGCCATCATCCGCGAATTGCATGTTGCGGGCGTGATCCGCGTGGATCTTGAATCTCCGGTCAATGATATACAGATTGCAAACACCGAAGTGGCTCGGATTGTAGACGCCTCGGTTCTGATTGCAGGAAGGGAATGGTAATGGCTGAGATTCTTTTACCCAACAATGCCTCGCAACTTGAGAAGGATCTGGATCTGCTTGCAGGACGCAGATTCGATACGATGGGCACAAACGCTCTGTCCATTGCTGGCATCAAGTACGATCCTCCTGACGCATGGCTTCCCTGGCTGATTTGGGAATACGGGCTCATGGAGGTGTTGCCGTACATTAAGGACTACCGCAGGGCCATCCGTGAAGGCATTCAGTGGCAGCGCATCCGTGGTACACCTAAAAGCCTTGAAATTGCTTTGTCCTGGATTGGTGCAACGCCTGTCATTGAGCAGGAAGAGCCGGGATGTGTTCACTGGGCGGAGTTCCAGTTCGATTCCGGCTATGTTCCTCTCCCGGAGGATGTGGATAATCTCATTGCAGTAGCTCGGTTATCCGCTCCTGTCAGATCAAGATTGTCTCGCATCTTTCACGGCTATGATCTGCGCAGGGTGAAACTGGATGTTTCTTTACTCGGGGACGCTCTGCTCTCGGATTATTCAGGTCGGATGCATTCAGATGGGGTGACCAAGTTATCGTTTGGACGAAAGCTTGAGGGCCTGGCTGAGGTCGGCGATATCTCACTGCAGTCTGCCACCACGTTTAATCGAGTGGGTTTCGTCGGGTACGACGATCGTTGCCAGATGGACTGGATGTTTCTGGACACATGTAAACCGTTACCCAATCCGTTTATCCTGCATTCACATTTGTTTGCTCAGTCCAATGGCCTCGGGGTGTTTTCTCCTGATCGCCTACATCGTCGTAAGTTTTGCAAAGCTGAACTGGTGTTGTCAGATGACGGCTTGCAGCTGTGCGATGCCAATGCATGTACTCCCGGATGTGTCTGGGATGAAACAGGCGAGCAAATAAGGCTCTCTGGCAGTTTTTTATCGGATACCCCTTGGCGATTGGTGCGAGTTGAATGCACTGAGCGAAGGGACGATCAGCATGCTTATCATTGGCCTGTTCAGCAAATACCTGTGGTTATCAACTCTGCACAAACCTGCACGAGTAGCGCTTTGCAACTTCTAAATGAGCAGGCATTGGGCTCATTCTTCTTGGATAATTTCAAGTCTGTTTCTAAACCGTTTGTTTGCAGCAAGCAGGCAACAGTTTCCACCTCTGCCGCATGGACCAATCAGACCTGGACCGCACATCGCTGGCCGGATGTTTCATGGAACGATCTGCGCGAGATCGTCAGCAGTAATCATCTCTCCCAATAATTTTATCATTCATCGAGGAATATATGGCTATCCTGACCACTTCTGGCCGGGCTGCCTTGGCTGCGGCCATTAAGCAGCAGGCTTTGCATCTGGCATTAGGCGAAGGTGATCCCACATGGGATACGCCTGCAGAAATCACCGGAATATTCACCGCGAACAGGCTGGAGACCAGCGCTACGCACATAAGCGAGGTGATCGTCACAAGCGCAGATGCTACGACGACCTATGTTTCCGGGACCGATTACACGGTCAATGCAGCATCTGGAATCATAAACCGGGTCATCACCGGCGCCATCCCGGAAGACGGAGAGTGTGTCGTGTCTTTCACGATCAGCCACCCTCCTGAGCCCATCGACAGGACAGAGCTGCTTGGAGAACTTGGTCGCAGAGTCGTGGATGAAGTCCATTTTGTAAGCGAGAACCCCGCAGGCGAGATTGTGGTGCCCACGGGCCGTTTTTCCATCAGCCCGGATCCCACAAATCATCTTTTTGTTCGGGTTCGTTTTGATTTTGAAGACGCAGCCACGGGGACAGTGAGGGAGCAGGCTCTTTTTGTCGGCAGCACAATGAATGAAGACTTGCCCGTTGGGCAGAAGTTCTTCCTGCCTTCTGAGGTCAAGGATCCCGGGATTTTGCTCGTGCTTCAGCATTCAGTCCCCATTGTCCGTCAGCCTAGCACCCGAGAGACCTTTGAATTTGTCGTGACCTTTTAGGAGGGAAAACCCATGCTTGAACGCTATTACAATCTTTATGACCCGGCCAAGCAGTACTCAGAGTTGCTCTTTCGTGCAGGTGACGGGTTGCAGAGCCGAGAGCTCAACGAAATGCAAACCACTCTCAAACAGCATATCAAGAGCGTGGGTGATGCTCTGCTCAAAGACGGAGATATCGTGACTGGCTGCGGAATCACGGTCGATCCTGACACTGCAGATGTCCGTCTTGGAGAAGGACGCATGTATTTAGCAGGAAAAGTCAGGGATATCCCCTCGAAGAATTATGCTGTGCCTTCCTCAGGTACCGTGTTTATCGGAGTGCGTCTAAGTGATGCCGTGATCACCGAACTCGAAGACCCGACCTTGCGGGAGCCTGCCGTGGGTACCCGCAATTACCAGGAACCCGGCGCTGGCCGTTTGCAGGAAACCGTAGCCTGGGGCTGGCTTGGTCCTGATGGAACCAGCGATGATGGGGAAGGCCAGTTCTATCCGGTCTACATTGTAGTAAACGCGATTCTGCAGAACAAGACCCGACCACCGTCCTTTGATGGCGTATCGCAGATGATTGCCCGGTACGATTATGATGCAAACGGGCATTATATCGTTGACGGTCTGACCACAAAGTTCATCCATAAAGATCAAGAAGTAGATGAGCATGTGTTCCTGCTCTCCTCCGGCATTGCCAACGTGCGCGGTTTCAAGGTCGAGCGAGAATACGACCAGCGGCTGCGACTGCCCATCGATCCGGACCTGGAGACCATAACGGCCGAGCCGCATGTGTTTTCCCCTGACGGTAATGGTCGTATGGAAATGGAGCTCAACCGAGTTCCCCTGGCACAGGTGCTGCGTATCACGGGCACTGTCGAAAAAAGCGCATCGGTTACCCATAGTGCTTATTCAGGCGGGGCTGACACTTTGCCTGATATGACTGTGGTGGAAGTGCTGGAGGTCAGCCAGGGAGAAACAACCTTTGCCGAAGGCACTGACTACACTGTTTCAGGCGGAGCTATCAATTGGTCTGCCGCTGGTGCAGAACCAGCTCCAGGCTCCAGCTATTCAGTTACCTATAACTATATAAAGAGCGTTTCTCCGGAGGCTACAACCGATACCTCAGTGACTGTTTCCGGACTGGTTTCCTCGACCATTGTCCAGATAGACTACACCTGGAAGATGCCGAGAGTCGATGCCGTCGTGCTGGACAAAGACGGAGCAACGCAAGTTCTGAAAGGAGTGTCCACTGCCTGGAATCCTCAGCCAGCTTCAGAACCTGGAGACAGACTCAAACTCGCGAACATCGAATATGACTGGTTTTCCGACCACACACCGGTTGTGCGTAATGTCGGGGTGAGGACCGTGAAGACGGATGATTTAGCAGGCATGCAGCAGGATATTGTCACGCTTTACGATATGCTGGCTAGAGAGAGCCTCAAAAATGATCTGACCATCCGTGAACCCGCAGCCAAAAAGGGAATCTTTGTGGATCCTTTTATCGACAGTGATATGCGGGATGCGGGTGCCAATCAAAACGCTGCTATTTTTAACGGTGTTATGAGGGCACCTCAGAGTGCTTCAGTTGTCGGGACGTACCTATCAAATCCTTGCTGTCTGCCGTTTGATTTGAATCCAGTTCTTGATCAGCCCGCACGTACCGGCTCCATGAAGGTCAACCAATATAGCGCAATACTGCCTATGCCCGCTTCGGTCACTCTCAAGCCTTCTGCTGATCAATGGCAGGAAGTGGAAACGCAGTGGGCGGATGCAATCACTGAAACTATCAGCAACAGAGCGACGCGTGATGGTGGGTATGGCGTGTATTTGTACACCCGCACTTCGAGTAATACCAGGACAGAACTCATCTCCGTCGAGGAAGAGATGGTCGAGTTCTTACGGCAGATTACCGTGGAGTTTGCAGTCAGCGGGTTTGGGCCGAGTGAGGCTGTTTCAGCCATGCGTTTTGACGGTCTGGATCTTTCAGTGTCCGAAGGCTTGATGGCAAATGATAGCGGTCATGTCGCGGGTTCATTCATCATCCCGGAGCAGATCCCTGCCGGTCAGAAGCTTTTTGAGATTGAAGGGGCAGGAGGTTCCTACGGCTCGGCATCATTTTATGGCCAAGGCGGTCTCAAAAGAGTGGAGACCTGGCGGCAAAGGGTCACTACTACCAACACCCGCTGGTATTATGATCCTCTTGCCCAGACTTTTGCGCTGGATGATTCCTGCATGCTGGGCGGAGTCGATCTGTGGTTTACCGCCAAGGGGACCAAGGATGTCCTCGTGCAGATCCGGGAGACAAGAACCGGCTTCCCCATAAATAGCGTGCTGACAGAGGAACGCTTGGATGCGTCTGCCATCAAGACCGATGGAACCGCGACCAGGGTTGTGTTCAATTCGCCAGTCTGGCTAGAGGCAGGGACCGAGTATGCCGTGGGTATCATCACAGACGATACGGAGCATGCCCTGGCCGTAGCCGAGGTCGGCAAGTGGGATTCACACAACAAACGCTGGATCACGGCACAACCGTACCAGATCGGGACCCTGCTTTCCTCTTCAAATGCTTCCACTTGGAGTACTCATCAAAACAAGGATCTTGCCTTCAGACTGCTTGGTTGCAAATTTACAAGCACCCAGCGAACTATTCAGCTTGCATCGGATATATCGGTCAACCAGATGACCGATATCATGGCCATGGGGGTGGTCGAAAGACCGGCATCTGGCTGTGACGTGGGATTCGTTGTTACTCTGGATGACGGCAGGCGTTATGCATTCGGAGAGTTTTCCGGGGCCAGTTTTCCGGACAAGTATACCGGCAACATTACCCTGTCAGCAGAGCTCAAGGGAACCTCTAGTGCCTCTCCTGTGTTGGCTCCTGATGTTCAGTTTGTTGCGGGTTCGATGGCAGATGATGCATCTTATGTCTCCAGAGCGGTAACCGCTGATGAGACATTCAATGTCCGAATTGTTGGAGAAGTCCTGTCTCCAGGGACCAGCTCCGTGACCGTTTTTATTGAGCATGACACGGAAGAAAACTTTGTTGCCGTGGATTTCGAACAAGGGGAACCGGTAGGCGATGGCTGGGTAGAGATGACCTGGAAGGGGCAAGGGTTCTCAGGGATCAGTCTTGATAATATTACCCGGGTCAAGATGACACTGGCGAACACTGCACAGTATCGGGCTCAGGTGCGGAACCTGCGTATGATCGTGACCTAGAACAATTTGAGCCGCTTGCCTCTCCTGGCATGCGGCTCTTCTTTTGGAGAGGCATCGTGGAAGTCAAAATTTATGATGGCAGAGGAAACGAGGTTCATTCGATTTGCTTGCCGGGTGAATTTGAAAGGATACCTCACTCAAGATTCGCATGCGATAAAAACCAGGAGGTTTATTTCAAGGGAGCCGGTTGTCACTATTTTGGCCACTATATTCTCAAACCGGATCCGCTGAAACAATATCAACTGCTTGAAAAAGTCCCAATCGAGTATTTGGGATATTTTGTCATGGACCCAGACTTTGCCGGTAAAACCGGTATTTTTTTTGCCAAATTCCAGCCTCCGTTTTCAGATCCCATTGGTGGATGTGGGATAAAGGAAACCCGGATTTATGAGCACTCCAGAGAGTTTGAAAAATCTGGTGTGGATGTTGTCGCCATGATGCCTGTCTTGGAGGATTCGCCCTACCTTATCTACCAGCTGAAGTACAAAGACGGTCGGATCAAGATGGAGAACGGGCAGTTCAGGAATGCTGTTCTGGCAGATCTGCTTCTCTACATGCTCGAGACCGACTGGAATTTCCCCTGGGACAAGAACGTGCTGGGGGACATCAACCTGAAGGGGCTGGTCACTGATGTGGCAGACCTGTTCAAATCCGAGGACCTCGTCCACAAGTTCGGAACAGTCTATTCGTTTTTGTTCGGGCTACATAGTGTGGGCAGACTTAACGGGTTTTGTAAGCATCTGGGGCTCAAGAAGGCGGGACTTTATGAAATCCCCTTCCGGGTGGTGGAGTTGCTCAAAGCACGGTGTAACTCCCAGTTTGCCATTGGTAGGAAAGAGACTCCAGCCAATTACCTTCACCTCATGAAGGATTTTCTCATAGAGGGGAAAAATTGTGCTTCTCTGGAAAATAGCGAGTTTCATGAGTTTGCAAAACGCATGTACCTTCAAAAGCTGGGAGTCCAGGAGGTGAGCACATGATCGATGACCGCACAGGGCATTTGAACCTTCCTTTGCCGCATCCTGACAACTTGCTGAAAAATGACGTGAACCGGATCAGAGAGGCTGTCACTGGTTTGGATTCAGCGATACAGAATCAGGATTCCTCCGTCTCTGCAGCCATCACTCAGGCAAAAAGTGATGTGGATATGGCCATGGGAGATTCAGTGGATCTTATTACTGATGCATTGGATGAACAACGTAAGGACGTTAACGGACAGTTGCGCAGACTGCGCCTGAATCAACTTCTCGGACTTGATATTTAAAGGAGTAAATAATGCCTATCACAACAGCATTACAAAACCAGATAGATGCCATCCAGGCTCGTATCGATGCCACATTGCCGACGGCTACCCCAGAGGATGTGGTCATGCTGGCCAAGGCAGTAGAGGCTGTCGGGGGCCAAGCCACTGTCTTTGATGTCATTGAAACCGGAGAAACAAAGAAAGCAGAGGTTGTGGCCACTGCTGAGGAAAAAAGTGCTGAGCTCGTTGCTACTGCCGATGCAAAAAATACAGAAATTGTCACCACAGGCGATGCTCAGGTTTCCCGGGTAACTCAACAGGGAGATACCAAAGTATCAGAGCTTCAACAGGAACTTGAGAAATATGCCCTCTTTGAGGGTGCAAACGATACTGTGGCAGGGGCTTTGGGAATGGTCCCCGCTCCGAAGGCTGGAGAAAATGCCAAGTTTCTAAGTGGAGACGGTGAGTGGGCAGATCCAATAAGCGTTCCTATCGGAGGATTTGCATTGGTTCCACCCGAACGATTGGGTTCAGATTGGGTGATTGCGGATGGTGGCGTGGCTCTTCTTGCAGATTATCCGAAGCTTGCCGCAACACAGGATCAGATACGTAATCGCCTGCGTTACATTCACGGTGGGAATATGCTGATTGATTCCACCAGCCATGCAGGCCCAGGTTATCAAAGTCTTAATTATGATCCTGAAAAAGGTCATATGGTTACGATAGGTGCTTCTGGAATAGCGTATAGTCTTGACTGTTTGAATATCACAAAGATCGAGCGCTCAAGCAGCAACCAACTAAATCCTGTAATGAGAAATAACGTATTGGCCTTTTATAATAGA